ATCCGGTAGAGAGTGATGCAGGCGATCACAGCGCCGATTACCGCTGCGACAGTGGCTGCCGTCCCTTGTATCCAGCCCATCCACACCGCTACGCCAGTGCCGCCGGAACCAACGCCGACAGCGACCTCAGCGGCTCTCTGCATAGGGATGGTCATAGCCCGGTCCCCTGATCAGGTTCCGGCACAATTGCTTGCCAGTCCTCACCCGCCTCAACGATGCAGGCAATTCCCTGTGGACTCACCTTGATTACTGAGAATGTCGAGCCATCTGGCTTGGCGAACAAAACGACCATCGCGCGGTCCAACAGCGATATGCCGCTGCCGATCTGCGTTTCCTGGTGTTTGGTGGCCAACCATTCCTTCATGTCAGCCACTGGTTGACAGTCCTGCCCCCACGCCGGGGCGGAGAGCAGGGTTGACAGGGCTACCGCCATTAGTGGAAGTTTCGGCATGGACAACCTCGATCTGACAGAGGAAGAAAGACGGGCCAAGGAAGAAGCCGAGCGTCTTGGGTACCGCGTTGAGTTCATCCCCGATGTCGGCCTGTGCGCCACCAAGGACGGGGTTGAATGGCGGACGCTTGATTCTCTGTTCACGACAGAGTCGTCCCAGCCGTGAACGCAACGGACGTGGTTCCTGGGGTGATGGTTCCGGTGGTAGTGACGCGATAGAGCTTGAGGGCAAGGGTTGAACCGGCGGTGATAAAGACCAGCGTCCCGGTCACAACATCATCGACACCATCCCAATCCGGCGCTCTTTCCCATGCGGAAGCTCGACAGATGTAAATACCGTTGTCCACGCCAGATGTCTGGCTGCGCACCAACACACGATCGCCAGCAACAACCGAAACACCGTCGATCGTCTGCTCTCCTGAGAGAGTGATGTTGGCCGTGGTTGCGACACGGCATGGGGCTTTGAACGCCACCCCTGAACCGGAGGCGAGGCGGTCTGTAACGGTGGAAGCCATTTGGTCTCCTATTGGGGCAGAGAAGCCTTGAACTTCGCTTCCTGCTGCTCTCGGACGAACTGAGCGAACTCCGCGAATTGCGGATCGTTCATGATCTGTATCTGAGCAAGCTGGCGGTAATCTAGGATGGCGTTGCGAATGAAGGCGGCTTTGGTTCCATCAGGCCCATCGGACAACATCCGGTAGACCTCGGACAGTTCGTGATTACCAGACACGATGGCGTCCAGGTATTCCTTGGCACCCATGCCGAAGGCGATGTCCTTGACCTCGTTCCCAGCAAGACGCACGTAAGCGTCATAGACCTCTGGCCATTTGGAGAGGTTGACATCCACGCCCTGAAACGTCGTCTTTTTCTGGATGCGCGTTGGATAGTTCTTCAGCCTCAACAATTCACGGTCGATCGGCGATTCGATGTCCTGCGAAACGCGAGCCGGCGATAGAACATCGTAGGCTCGCCCGAACACCTGCTGCGGCTTGATCTCCGCACCCCATAGATCACGTTTGGGCGTAAGCTTTTCAGAGAGGCCGGGGATTTTCGCCAGCATGGCGTCCATTGGGGTTTCTACTTCTCGCCCGGTCGGATCAACGAATCTCTCAGCCGCACCCATAGCCGATGTGAACGGAACGAACGATGCGATGAAATCATTTACGTAACCCTCACCGTACCGATTTGGGTCGGTCGTCATGTTGAGAAGGTCCGCCAGTCCCTGCAGATAGGTCTTGTTGACGGCGAATTGAGAAGCGGCACCGATACCCCCAGCCATGACCTCTTGCCATTCGTCCATATCTTCGGGGTCTATATCCCCGCGGCCCATGGCTTCGGAAAAGTCGGCGGCAAATCCAAGGGTCTGTCCAAGAGGATCAAGACGGTTATAGGCAACCCACTTGTCACCGACGCGAACGGAGTATGGTTGCCAGCCGGTACGCTGAAGCGCGGCACGTTCGGCCGGATCAGAAGGACCGCGACCAGTCAGTTGACCATTCATCGCCATATCAGCGGCGATGGTCATTGCCGCGGAACCGGTAGCCATACGGGCAAGCGCGAGATCACGACGGGCGCCACCAGCAGCAATGTCGGCGCGCCATTGCCCAACGAGAGGCGCAAGTGGGGTGCGCTCGAATGAATAGCGAGCAATGTTGACGGGGGTTCGGACGAAAGGAAGGACGAAGGTGATGGGTGCCCACGAGCCCCGGAGTTTCATGACAGACTTGCCAATCTCGCCGGTCTCATTGGTGAAGGTGTTATAGAGCGCTGCGTCAGCAGCGGCGATGCGAATGTTCTCGGGTGGGTCGTTCACGAGCTGAGCAACGCGCTCTCCAAGAGCCTTGCCTTCCAAACCTTCCGATGAAGCCTGTCGATAGGATTGTGCCCAAAGCTCCATCCGATACCCGATGGACTTAAAGAAAGCGTCTTGTGTTTCCAATGCACGACCGGGAATGCGAAGCGCCGACCCCAGCAGATCCACCGTTCGACCAACGCCACCACCTTCATCGAGATTGAATGCCCTCGCGGAAATCGCCGGTTCCCGCACGGCATCCATCTTGCCGAGCATTGTCGGCGCTTCCCCGGTGTGGGCTGTTCTGGCGGCCGTTATGAACGCATCCTTGGTGCCCTGGACAAGCCCGAACATCATGGCAGTCGCTTCGCCTTCGGCGACACCGCCAGATCCTGTCATCCTGGAAACCTTCCCAGCAATCCCGCGCTCGGCAATTTGCTGAAGCGCGACCTGGAAGTTCGATACCGTGTTGACGATGTGCGTCGTCGGGCTGGACAGAAGACCGTTGATCCAGAACTCTTTGACCGCGTCCATGGTGGTTGCAGACCATCCCTTGCGGACGGCTTGATTGATCGTCGCTGCGTCTGCCCCGCTCTCGGCAAGCAAAGCCAGGCGCTTCGCCATTTGGGCAGAGACATCAGACCCACCGGAGTTGGCGATCATCGCTTCCAGCGCCTTCATTTGCTCCGCGCTCCCGCCCGCGGGAATCGACCATGACTGGAGCGCACGGGCCGTTTCTGTTCTGGCACCGATTACTTCAGCCTGGATAGCGTAGTGGGTCGCCATCATCTTGCGGAACACATATTGATCGGCAGGGGATGCGCCGGGGGCCGCAGCCTTCTTTGCCGCCTCCAGGAGTTTTTCTCCGGACGATGTTAGAAGTTGGCGTGCAGCCAAAGCTTCTTCGGCGTTGAACCCCTGCCCTTTCCGGCGACGCAGAACGTCAGCAACGGACATGCCCAAAGCATCGGCGGCTTCCTGGGTTGCCTCATTCGTCCGAACGCCACGTCGTGTCTCATCAATATGACCAGAGAACGCATCGGCCATCTGACCGATGACAGACTTCACGTCATCCGGAGAGTTGATCCGCGCGAAGTTGACATAGACCTCTTTGCCGCCGGGTTCTCCGGATTTCGTTAGAGCTGTGGCCGCGACCTCATCCGGGACGCCCGTCTCGGTTTCGGTCAGTCCCCTCTCGATCTTCCCAGCAACAGCTCGATCTGCGGCGGGCGGGTCCTTGATCTCGACCAGCGGAGCAGAGGAGTCACCAAGCAGCGCCAAGTCCTGTGACTTAAGTTGTGGCTGCTCGATTTGATTCGGCATCGGTTGCGCCCCGATCTGTGGGGCGGCCTTGCGCTTTGAGGCGATGAACTTAAGACCGCGAACAAACCCATCTGTCAGCTCGCCACCCAGAAAACCTTCAACAGCATTCTTCAGGCGCTTAACGACTTCCGGATCGTTCGTGTCGGAGGAAAGGAACTCGGTGACGGGATTCTCAAACTGAGGATACTTTTGGACAAATTCCGCCAGTGTGTCTTCTTCCGGACTCTGCGCCATTACGTCAGAATAAGCACCGCCGGCCATCATTGCCGGTGCTGTCGGAACGCCTGCGGCCTTGAGAGCCTTTGTCGGGCCGGCCATGCCGGTAATAAACTGAACGGCGTCACGCGCCAGTCCGCCAGTGACCGACTTGGCCTCTCCCACCTCATCGCCACTCCCTGCAATTGCCTCGGCAGGGTTTTGCAGCAACTGACCGATTGGATTAAGCGTTGCTGGGTCTTGGCGCTCACCAATCTCCAAATCAATGACGTTTTCATTCAGCCAATCAGCCAGATGATCGCCTGCGGTGAATAGCTCATGGACAGCGTCGGAAACGCCGCCGATTGCCTGCTTTGGAGCCTCCAGTACACCCCGGCCAATATCCTTGACGACACCAATTACCTTGTCGACAGCCCCAGCCGCAGGGGGCGCTACAATGACCGCAGGGTCGGTTTGTGACGGCTTGGGGGTGGTGGGCTGGACCTGAGTAGGTTTGGCTCTCTGATCACGCCTGGCCCGTGCAGCGTCGATCAAAGACTCCGACCCAGCGCGATCACGATAGGCCATGTATTCATTGGACCCATCGTCTGCATCAATAAGGTCGGCCATTACTGCTTCACTCGCTTTTCAAGGATGGCGCGCCAACTGTTGATCTTGCGAAGTTCCTGCGCAGCCTGCGCCTCAGTGATACGGTTCATTTCGAGATCGTCCAACACCCGATCTTCGGCAGCATCAAGATCGGCGGCCTTCAGGTCTTCGCGACTGCCCGTGTAGCCCGTGGGCAAACCCGTCGCGAGACTCATCTGGCTGTAGTTCACCGCTTGGTAGCGAGCCACGATGTCATTGGCTTGCTGCTGAGCTTCGGCCCTGGTTGCCTCGGGATGTGCTTCGGCCCAGTTGTCGTATTCCACAAGGGCATTAGCGAGACCGCTTCGCGCGACTGCCGCAGCCGGACCATCCAACAAATCACCGGGATTAAGGGTGGTTTTGACGAACTCGCGACCTGACTTGAACGGAGACGGCGGGCCATCAGTTGCATCTGGCTTTCGCATCTCACGGTTCTTCTGATTCAGCGACCGGAACGTAGCGAGCGATATCTCCTTGCTGTTTAGCGCCTTCAACAAGTCCTGCCTGATATCCTCGTTATCGACGCGAAATTCCAGATTGGCGACCACACCGGGATCATCAACCACCTTCTCTGGATCGTCCTGCTTTTCCAGATCAGCCAAAAGCGCGCGGTAGTCCGTTGGATCAAGGTTCGGCCTTGCTGCTTCCACGTCGTCGCGTGTAAGGCTTTTGTCTGCGGCCTTGCCGGACAAGTCCTTGAATAGCGTGTCGCCCTGAAGCTTCAACGCTTTTTCGGCATCGCGTTCCGCCTTCTCCGCAAGACGAATACGGTCAGACCTGAGTGCATCAACGCGGCGGGTCGCCATATCCACCAGCGTCGTGCGCTTTACCTCATCCATGCCCTTGTAGCTGTTCGGATCGTTTAGCTTAAGTAAGGCGGATTCTGGATTGAGGATGATATCGTTACGCGCGCGGGCCTCTTGACCCTTCGATGCGAAATCGCGGCGGCGCTTACCGGCCTCTTCCGCAGAGATGACACCAGTCTCGACCGCATCTTCGGTCAGCAACATCATCTCATCGACAATCTGCTGCTCACGTACAGGGTCTTGATTGCCTGACATCAGGCTCAGCAGGGTGTCGGACTTGGCATCCAGATCGGCTATGCTTTTGTCATTGACGAACTTGACAGCCTTGGTCCTGACATCCAGGGCACCCGATAACCGTTTGGTTTCGAAGTCTTCCTTGAACGCGCTGATCAGCGCCGCGTCGCCACCAAGCCCTTGCTCATATTTCTTGTAGATGCGGTCGGTATCGGCCTTCCACCTATCACCCGCCGTAGCCGGATCTTTGGTGACATCGAAAGCCAACTGAAGGTCGGCAAGCTCAGTGAATGCCCCGATACGACTGTCGGATAGCTTTTGCCTGCGGGCGATCTCAAGTGTCTGCTGCTCTTTTGCATACAGGGTTTCGGAGACCTGTTGCAGATCTTGACCAAATCGCTGGAAGGCATATTGGTTTAGCTTCGCGCTCTCCAGCATCGCGCCTTCGACAATGCCCGGACGAACGGCAACAACGCCACGGCGCGGCCTTGGGACCGCTCTCTCACCCAGGGTCGTTGGGAGTTTCGCCATTAGCCGAAGTTCGCACGGGTGCGCCCGTACGTCCCGTCAGAGTAACCCGGCTTCAGCGTGGCTCCGGCATAGGCCGGGGCATCAGCCATCCCATACTTGGAATAGAAATCCGATCCACCAGCCAAGAGATTCCCGGCGGCAGAAAGATACCCAGCCCGCTTATAGGCTCGTGAGGTCATACGAGACGCTTCGTACGCCGCCGCACCTTCATACTGAGCCCCGGCAGCTTGGGCTTCCAGACCCCTGGCCGCTTCTTCGCCTTCCCACAGGGTCGTCATGGCGTTCGTTTCGCCTTCCGCCGCGAGGTCGGAATAGATGTTCATCACCGTGGGATCAGAGGCACCCCCGCCGGAGCCTGCAGCAATTGCCCTTGCCTTGGACACAGCAAGACGACCGGCACGCCGCTCATTCTCAGCCTGACGCTGTGCCGCCGCTCTTTCCTGTCCTGCCTGTTGACGTAGCTGTGCGGCCTGCCAGTCACCTATCTTGCGGGCGTTATCACCCTCAGCACGAGCGGCTGCTGCGGCGTCATTGGACGACACAATAGTGCCAACGGTACTGACGACCGTGGCTGCTATTGCGGCTGCTTGCGCCATCTAAAGACCTCGCCTTGAGAATTGGTCGTGACGTGTTCGAACCCGCAGCGCTCTAGAAACGCCGGGGCGGTTGGTATCTCCGGATCTGCAACAGCAAGGACCGGACAGTTCATTTCGCGGATCATCCGAAGAGTGGCTAACGCACCCCTTGCAATCCATGTTCTCGGTAGACCGGGGAGAGACCGGGAGAAGGCATTCACCTGACCACTGACGTATGCCACGCCGGCTATCCCCTTGGGCTCTCCGTCTACTGTCGCAACCCATCCCCGGATGGAGTGCTTTAGGGGCTCTCCATAGATCGCCTCATAGTCTCCGGCCCGGATCGGCCGAAGCTCGATCCTAGCCATTCGTTTCAACTTCAACCGTTGCCGCGAGAACGGTACACGGACGGGGGGCGTTGCTTTCCAGACAAAGACGTGAATCCGTATCCCATCCTCCGATCGGAGAAGTCAGCGGCTCATCGTAATGGGTGTGAACGGTATCCTCATCAACCGCCTGTCCATTCTCCATGGAGGGCATCTGGCGCATCTTGTCAGAGTCGAAAGAGTCGCCAAACTTAATGCCCTTCGCATGAGCGTAGGCGAGGATCAGACCCAATCGAGTGATCTTCTTCTTCCGGTTCAGAGCAGACCCGCCACCTGCCGCATAAGCGAGCTTGGTTGATTTGAACCGCGCCCGATAGGCGAGACCGACAATGCCCGTAGTCGCGGTGTAAGCTGATCCGTCATTGGTCAGCGAGATTTGGCCCGAGGAGACGGTGAAAGTCGCGATGTCTCCATTGGAGTCATCCAGACACTTCCCGTCCGCCCAGACCACAACGCTTTCGCCTTCAAGATGGGAAAGACCTGTGACCGTCGCTGACGCTGGGTCATTGGTGAATATCTTGAACGAATCCGCCTGCTTGTTCAGCGTCCCGCCAACACATTCGGATTCCAGCGCCCACTTCTCGAGGTATCGTTTGGTTGATCCGTTGATGGTGCGATTGACAACGTAATAGACCTTGTCCTCTTCCACCCCGTCATCAGCGGGGAGAATTACCACATCCTCAATCAACCCATCCGTCTCGATATCGACCCAGCAGACAACATCCTCTTCGCGCTCAAAAATCAGCAGCGCAACCGTTCCATCCTCCAGGACACAATGAAGCCTGGTGTCCGGGTATCTCTGGTATTCGATCCGGACAATCCCGTCCTCGCACATCTCCGGGATGAGACGGGTGAGGTCAGCAGTGGTGTAATTGTAAATGTCCGACTGGTATGAAAGTTGGTAGACCTTCGTCCGTGTACGAGCAGCGAAGATCACTTCCTTGTCGATCTTTATTGCCGCAACAGGAGCCGAACCGATGTTCGTAACAGGATCGTTGTTGTAGTTCGACGGAGTGAGGACTTCGTCAAACGCCGTGGTTCCGACAGAGAACTCCGCGCCCTCACCGCCCATGATGAGCGTTTTGGAAGGGACAAGCCAATTGATCGTATCGACCGGGCCTTCACCGATCGTGCGGTTGATCGGACCTGAGTCCCCTTCCGTCTCTTCGTCAAAGCTCTCATAAGCGTCCGAAACGGACAGGGTAAGGCGGTCCTTGCCGGCCCAACCCAATCGACCTTCATAAATTGCTACAGCAGACGGATGGCCGCGGAAGTCCGACCAGACCTCCTCATTCCAGTTTTCCGACGCATCGGTCGAACCGAACCGCGTCAGGACAATGGCGTCAACATTCTGGCGATCGGTGAAAGCTGTTACACGCGCAACACCAACAATGCCGCCAGAGGCATACTCCATCACCACTGTGGCGGTGCCAGAGGTGTAGTCTCCAGTTTTAATTCCGATCCGGTAATAGACGATCTGGTTATCAAGATCGTCTGTATAGGTGGACGTGCCGTTGCTGGTGAACTCGACGGCGTCGGTCCAGTTACCGGGTTCAGAGAGCGAACGCTGAAGCGTGATTGTGGCTGACCAGGTTCCTGAACGAGTAATTGAAATCGCTCGGGCGTTATCGACGCCCGTCACCCGGATGTTATTTGCCGAGAACTGATTGGCGCCGTTGAAACTGTCGGATGTCTGTTGGCCCGCGGACCTGATCTTGAACAGCGCCCCAACATGGGTTTCGCGGAACAAGTCACGACTGGCGGTCAGAGTAATATCACCGGACAGGGCAGATGGCGTCAGGGTGATCAGAGAGGTGTTCAGTGTCCTGAACGGCCCATCTTCCGGTTGATATTTGACGATCGACCACGAACGTGTTGCCCGGCGCTCGATCTTGTATCTTGGGTTGTCCTTGCAGGCGACATAGACGATATCGCCAGATTGAGCGTAGTTGATGAAATCCAGATCCGACGTTCCCCAGACCGTTGGGAGAGTCATATCTCCCGAACCCTCGATCTGGCAGCTCGACAGGATCGATGAATATTCGGTGTTCGATGAGAACTGAACAAAGAACAGATTGGTCGTCGGGGTAAATGCGAGAGAGTGCGTACCAACCCCAAGAGTTGTCTCACCGACCAGGTCTTCCTCACCGTATTCAGACCCGACCCGGAGCATTATCTTGCCCTGATCGACCGTGATCCTGAGTGCGTGTTCATCGTTCTTGTCGGCATTCAGAATCGAAACAGCTTGGACGCGCTTGGCCTCATTGTAGAGCGTGCCGACGAAGAACAGGCCGGCACCGCCGTCAGTGGCCTCCAGAGCTTCGATCTTCGTCAAGCCAGCCAGGTCACGGCTCATATCGGAATAGCCGGAAGCATTCACCGTACCGCTGTCGTCAGAGGCACTCTTGTAATACGCCTGCATCGCACTAGATGCGGCGGTCTTTACAGAAAATCCTTCGCCAGTGTTGCTGACGGTGTGAAACGACACAATGATGTCGCTTCCGTCGAAATCAAACACGATCTCATCGCTGGTGAGCGTATTGCCGCCATTCGAGATGGTGAACCCGGCTGATCCGCCATTGAACGTGACCTGAGTGGGGGCAGAAGCAAAATCGTAAGCATCGCCGCTCGACGCTTGCTTGCCGATATAGCACTTGTCGATGATAAAGTTCTGCGAACCGCTGGTTGCCGACTTGAATGTCAGCTTAACTTTGTTTCCGGTTCGGGTCAGAAGAGACCCATCAATCACGTTGCGAACGTTCAGACCGTTCGCGCCAGCCGCGACCGGAGATGCGCCCGTTATGGTCTGCGTAAATGCCGTCTCGTAAGTCCCGCCGCCGGACGAATACGTGCTGCTCGCCCCGCTCCCATCCATGTCTAGCCACTGATAGGCTTGATAGAACGTATGGAATGGACTGGTCGGCCCTGTCGTGAACAGCAGGTTGTTGTTTGGAGAGAATGCTACTCCCTGACAGTCGTCATCAGGAAGTGTTGCTGGATTGGACTGTTTGGTCCAAGTGCCAGAGACATTTCGATAGATGGATATGAATGGCGAGACATCGTGCCCCACGGCCAAGAACTGGTTATCGGAGCTGAAAGCACAATCGAACGCACCGCCAGTAGGCAGTGTGGCCGGATCGGTTACCTTGGTGAACGTTGTCCCGGAGATAGAATAAATGGTAATGAAGCGAGACGTGCCGTGAGCAACGGCCATATAGTTGCCGTCCCTGCTGAACGTCACACCGTTGCCGTTGGCGTTCGGTAGCGTGCCAGGGTCACTTAGTTTTGTGAACGTAGTGCCGTTGACTTCATAGATGGTAACAAACGGTGTCGTCGTATGCGCCACGGCCAGAAACCTGCTGTCATACGACCAACCCACACCATTTCCAGTGCCCGCAGGAAGGGTCGCTGGATTGGAGAGAAGCGTGAAGCTCGTTGATGCTCCGCTACCGCTAATCTGATAGATGCTGACAAATGGACTAACGGCATGTGCCAGGGCAAGGAACTGCCCATCCGGTGAAAATTCCACGCCATTGACGGCATCGCCTGGATTGAGCGCTGGGGTGGTCAGAATGCTGAAGGTGGCGCTCGCCCCAGTGCCACTAATCGACCATGCATCCCAACCAGAAGCGCTATCATTACCAACGACAAGAACATCCCCGGCGGGGGAGAAGGCCACCGAAAGACCATTGGCCGTGGTACTGCCGCCCGTTGGATTTGTAAGTGCGGTAAGAGTGGTTCCGGAAACCGAGTAGCACGTAACCGTGCGGCTGCTGCCGTTGTTGTGGGCAACCGCCAGAATAGTCCCGTCTGGACTGAAAGCCACTTCGTTGCCGATCGCTGGAAATGCAGCAAGATCGGTCTGCTTGTTGAAATTAGTTACGTCGGCGGAGAAGTCACCGCCGCGCATCGTAGTAGATACGGCCGAGCGCGAGATAACTGTCTCATTGACCCGCACCCGCATGGATTCGTTCGTCAGCTCGATCAGCGCCTGATCGTCTGTCGAGAATACGAACGGCAGATGATGGGCCTGATTGTCAGAGAGTGTTGAGTCGATATATTTCAACCCCGGTCGAAGCATCATCGACCCAAGAACCCGTGGGACGTAGTTGGTCTGCGTCTCCGCCGACATCGCGATGCGGTCGATGTCGGTACGCGCGAGCGCTAGGTTTGAAACGCGGCCTCTGTTAAATGTATTCAGCGAAACCGACTGCTTCGGCATTACCGATACGGATGCTGATTCCAGCGGCCCGAACGACTTCCGCGTCGGGCCGAGTTCCAAGAGGACTCGGGCGGAAACTTCGTCGGGTCTTTCATGGCATCACGGGATTTCGCGACAGTGAGCAGTCTCGCCGTTTCCCTCATCAGGGCATCGGCATCGACCTTTGCATCGGTCAGGATCTGGACCACCCGAGAGGCCAGTTTGTGCTCCACATAGCGCGTGAAGCTCTCCGGCCACTTCGAATAGTCAGTCCCGTAGGAAGCCCCATCAGAAACGTACCGAACGTAGATCGTCTGCAGATCGGCAAAGATGTAATTGCCTTCGTCCTGGTATCGTGTGAGGGGGCAGCGGAAGAACTCATCCTCCGCTATTTCCGCAAGTCGAACATGATCGGACTGCTTGTCGAAGCGATACGCATACCCGAACTGCGCGGTGTAGGACGTGTCGTAGTCCCACTGTGAGGTTCTAAGGGCGAAGTTCCACAGCCCATCCTCAAGACAGCCCTTCACGAACCCGGTATCCCACACAGCATCCAGTTCGTACCGGATGGCGTCGGTGGCGGAGAGAGACGCAATGCGCCTCTCCCCCAGGGCTAGACAAGCGCCTTTGTAGATCGTGAGCTGTGTGGGAGTCGCCATCAGGCGGCCTTAGGACGCGGGGCGATCGTCTTGACGTGCTCTTTCGCCCACAACTCGGCGGCATCGCGCGTCTGATGGCCCTTCGAAATCTTCTCCTTGTCAGAGGCCCGAAGCACGCAATAACGGTCATGTGGACCGAACCACTTGACCAGGAACTCGCCATCGCCAACGGAAACCTCCGGCGTGTCGAGGGTCTGCATGATCAGAGGCTCACTGACGAAACGAACCTTCGCCCAGGTGCGACCGCAGTTCTCCACGAACAAGTGAAGGCGGTATGCCCCGTCCTCAGCCCGGACAATGATTTCATCCATGGGCTTGAGGTTCATGGCGACGTTGGCCCACCACTCCGGCTTGAGGATTTCCTCGATGGGTGTGTTGGCCTCGGCGTTCACCGCAAAGGTCGTGAAGAAGTAATCGGCCTGCTGGAAGCGGCCGGCGCGCAAGGATGCCAAGTTGTCTCTCCTGAGGGTTGGCGTGAGAAAAGGATGGGGAGGAGCACGAAGCCCCTCCCCGGTCGCCCGTATCAATACGGACGATAAAGCCCGCGTTTATGCGGGGTTGTTAGTCGGCGTTGGCCGAGCCGGCGATGGTCGTGCCGTCCGACAGGTCAGCGCCCGAGGAGCCGACCGTAACCACGGTGTGACCCGCAGTCAGGAACGCCGCATCATTGTTGTCCTGGCCGAAGACCACGTCACCGGCCTTCATGCCAAGAGCCGCAGCGTTCGTGATGTAGTTGGCCGCATCACGGGTAGCCGCGTTGTCGTCCGACCCGTTGTATGCCCAGTACCGCTTGCCAGCGATCGCCTGGAACACCAGGGTCGGGGGGTTGGAAGTCGAATAGGCCATTTTCTAGCCCTCCTTCAGTTGTTACGAAGCCGCGAAGCCGCTGCCGTCATGCAGCATCTGCACCACGCCGCTGTTCTGCAGCAGCTTGGAGCCCATGTGCATGGAAACACGGCACCAGGAGTATGCCTGCTCACCGTCGTAACCGAGGTTCACGTCCATGCCGGCGATATCAGCCGCGTGGCCGATCGCCGACTTGTGGAACAGGTAGCACTTCTCGGAAGAAGTGCCGACGCCGGTCACGTTCGGATGAACGATGAAGTTGACGCCGAGCCAGCGGTAGAAGCCTGGCTGGTCGCTCCAGGCAGTGCCACCTTCCATCGGCTTGCGCGTAACGTAGTCCGCCGAGGAGAACTCCGAAGTCTGCAACAGATAGGCTTCGAAAGCCGGGCTGATCAGACCCCAGATGTTTCCGTCGAACGGAACTTCGTTGACGCCCAGGATGGTCTTGGCCTTCAGCACGAGGCTGAGAGAGGCCGTAACCGCGCCGCCAGTCGTGGTGGTGGCGGTGTCGAGCTGGGTGATGATGAGCTGATCGATCTTGCGATTGATCGTGCCCATCGTGGACTTCTGCATGATCGCTCGCTGGTTGCCCTGCGAGATGAAAATGTTGAAGTTGGTCTTCTTCACCAGGTCATGCCACTCTTCGAGAGTCGCGCTGGTCTGGGTCAGAGAGTCGGCTCGCGCCGGGATGAGGCCGTTCAAGCCTCGGGTGGTCGCGGTCGCACTACCGCTGTCAGCGATCAGGAAAGTGGCGGTATTGCCCTTGATGACCGCTTCAGTCGTCACCGCATCGCGGAGCAACGACTGGCGCTGTTCGAACCCATCCACGACCTCTTCGCGGTATTGGGTAATTGCGGCTGATTCAGCCATAGTTAGCACCTGCTTTTGCTTGTTTTCAGGTGCCTCGACTCCGGTTATCCGCAGGCGCGCGTCGGGGTTGCCGCCATTGCTGGCGGTCCTTCAGCTTGCTTGCAGAGCTTTGTGTCGGCGGGTTTGTGCTGCTCTTCGCCGGGCCGCTTATGCGGGTTGACGGCTACTCACAGCGGTATCAGCGCGGACGATTCCGCGTGAATTGGTTAGAGACCTCCGGCGACGAGCGATCCGCCCGCGCCTGAAAGGATGGTCCCGACCGAGCCAAGCGGGTTGCTCGGCTTCGTGGTCTTCTTCTTTTTCGCGGCCGTGAGCCCGGTGACAGTGGCGGCCTGGTCGTTCTCGCGGCTGTCCGCGTAGCCAGCGCCGACGCTTGGAACATCGGCCATACGACCGGAGAACGGATCTAGCGCGCTCTCCATGCTGAGATCGCCGGTCAGCGCATCCAGGCCGAGTTTGGCCGCAGTCACGCCAGGACCGCCAACGAGGCCGCCCAGAATGGTGCCCACCTTCGCCAGATTGCTGGCGTTCAGCTCATACTGGCGGTCCTTTTTCTTCTTCGCGCCGGGATACTTGCTGTCCAGGAGGGATGGGGACATGCCGCCAGAGCGGCGCTCCCGGTCAACCCTATCCATTGGGCGTTCACGGCCATAGTCGGGCCTGCCCGTGCTAGCGCCGCCACCACCCCTAACTGAGGCCATGTCGATCTCCTTGAAGAATGTTACAATTCGTGATTGAGTCCAGCTTGACCACAGACGTTAACGGGGCCACGTCCAAGGTCATGGAGGGTCAAATGCGCAGGTCACTGATCATCGCAGCCATCGCCGCCTTGCTGGCGGGCTGTGCTGCAGAAGCCGCTAGCAAGCACCAGAACCACGGCAAGGGCGGTGGTATGGCGAGCACTGGCCGCCCTGCTTGGGGCAGCACGATTACCCAGCCATAGTGATCTGGTGGTTCGGAACGCTCGGAGCGTTCATCGCCCTCATGTTCCTGATCGGGCCTCACTTCAAGCGGAGCGAGGCTTTCCCCTACTTCGCTTTCGTCGGATTCCTTCTTGCCAACTTCATCGGCATCGGGCTTGGAACCCGCAGCAAGGGCGAGACCGCAAAAGAGAGCGTTAAACGAGGTCTGCTATTCGGCGGTCAATGGGCCGCCATGTGGGCGGTATTCATAGCCGCAGCCGCCCTGCTGGTGTGCTTGTACTGGTTGCTGTCCTAACCCGCCCGCCTCTGCTGCTGGGCCTGCCACTCAAGCAGCTTCCGTTCCTCGGCTTGGGCGGCTTCGTTCTTCGACCAAGCGTCGATGTTCTTCTGGCGCATGGCCTTGAACTCGGCCAACCGGGCTTCGACGTTCTTGATCGCATCACCATTGCCAGCGGGCACAGTGGTGGACATCGGGTTGAGCTGAAGGGATAGCCCCCCGGCCCACTCCAGGAACGCCGCGTTGTTCAGCAGCAGGTTCCCTTGGTGATCCGTCCAGCTCTCGATGCCCTCTCTCAGCTCCTCTGGCATTGAGGCGAACGTGTTGCGGATGGCGTTGATGTTGGACCGGAAGTCCGGCCCCCACTTCTGCCGCAGGACATCTTCCTGTTCGGTCTTGTAGAGCTTCTGAGCGTCGATATCCGCGGCCTGCTGTTCTTCCTGGATGGCGTAGTAGGCATCCAGGGCAGCTTCCACGACCGGAGTCGTAGCATTGGCGGCGTGCATGCGCTCAAGGAACTTGTTGACGATGGGGCGGTCTTCCTCGCCAATCGTCACCTTCTTGATGCCGTCGTAATACTTGGTTGGCTCTTCGGGAATGCCGTTCTCGCGGCGGTATTCCGCAATCTGTTCGGGAGTGGCATTAGCTGGAAGTTCGGTCTTGAACTTAGCATTCGAGAACCGCGCTTCCATCTCGCGGTATGATTTGAACACCGCATCCGGAGAGGTGAAGCGCTGCAGTCGGCTCAGGGCCTTCTCATCGCCGCCGGCCCATACCTCACGCCAGTTCGCGGGGAACTGCTGTGTCTCGACAGTGGTGCCGCGCTGCTGAGTCTGTTGGGTCTGACCGGCCTGCTGCGTACCAGTCTGTTGCGTGGTGGAAGCCTGCGTTTGGGTCGCAGTCGTTTCCGTCGTGGTGGCCTGGGTTGTCGCAGTCGCCTGCGAGCCGGCCGCTTGCTCGGTCACTGTGCTGAATCCTTCTCGAAGAGTTTGGTTGGCATGGTCTGGAGGTTCAGTATCCACTTACCCACGAAGCGCCGACCCTCCAGGAAATCGGATGCTCTGCTGCCACCGAGTTCGTCGGGGCGGTAGCTCAAGTGGTAGTAGCCGGAAATTTTATCGACGATCGCTTTGATCGCTGCGACCTGCTGCACAGAGTCAGCGCCGCCCTGCATGACTGCCTTAATGGCAGCCACATCGGTGGGCGTTAGCCCATGAAAGTCCACCGGGAGCATGGTGGTCTTGACGTAGGTGGTCTCCTTGGTTGGTTTCTTCACAGGTAGCCGATCTTCCTCTTTTCAGGCATGCGGTAGAGTGGCGTGCCAGTTTCATCCAGGAGTCCGGTGTCTTCCGGTTCTTCCTCGCGCTCATAGACCGTCATCGTGGTGTCGATGGTCGCGGGCTTCTCCCAGATGTCCCAATGCGCCTTTGGGCGTCGGGTCATGGGGACGTACTTCAATTCAGATACCTGCTCGGCGAGGGATACTGGAACAGGACAGCGGTGTAGAACTCAGCGTCCTTCCATGCCCAACAGATACGGTGTCCGAGGCAGTCGGAGATTATGAAGCCCGGCACATCATCACATGAAACGGGTTCTGGTCTCTCGACTGCCTCGAAGGTCATCGGGTTTGCGCCTCTGGCTTCGGATCATCCTCGATCTTCTTCACGTCCGGCACAAACCGCCGGTTCTCATCAAGCGAGAAGTCAACCTTGTGCGTTGGCTTCATGATGCTGATGTAGGGGCCAGAGGCGGCATTGACCGTCACCGTGCCGTCCTTGTTGTCGGTCACGTCTATTAGACGAGGCCGCGGCATGTCTCGGTGCTCTTGCCTGGCTATGTTCATAGCTAGGGCTTCGAGTTCGTTCTGTGGCTCTCTCATGCCGCCTGCGCTTCCTTGATCGCCACACCAGCACGGCCAGCCTGTTCGGCCGCCACACCACCCGCAGTAACCGCCTGCAGTTGTTTTGCCGCAGCCTGTTCCGCAGCCGCCTGGGCGTTGATCTCTTCCATCGCGCGCTCGTCCTTGACCCAATCGGTCGGGACAGAGCGGCCCTTCAGTGCATCTCGGAGAGCGCTCTGGGTGTTGAGCATCTTCATCGCGGCAGGATCGAGCTGGGCACCTTCAAGCAACATCGCCTTGGCATCCAGGAAGGTACGCGCCAGTTCGGAGTCCTTGGCCTCCATCAACGGGGACTTGAACTTGAACTGTACATCCCTCCCCCTCAGGGATTCCGGGATGTTCTCCGCAGGACCGAAGGCATTTACCGCCAAGAGCTCTTCAGTCGTGACTTCACAAACGAGGGCGTTGTATTCAAGCTCGGCGGGTTCGAACAATGCACGGGCATCGCGCATCCAGTCGTTGACCCGGAGCCTTGCTTCCTCCGCCGTCATCTCATGGGTAATCGGGGGCATCGACAGACGGTTGATGTAGAACGCAGCCTCAATCTGCGCCTTCTGATCCACCGACATCTGAATGCCGGTTGGAAGACCGCGATAATCCTGAGTCAGAGGACGGAGAACCTCACCAAGTCGCTCATCGTATTCCGCTTCGACAGCGGTAACACCGCCCGGCATGATGTCGATGTTGGACCGGATCGCATCCATCACCGCGACCATCGGGGGATTCGTCGCCTTCTCCGCCGCCTCCAGAAGCGTGTAGGTCATCGCCTGGAGAACACGCGCATCCGGAAGAGCGCAGGTTACAGCCGGGGAATAGGCGTATTGTGAATCCGAAAGCAGAACCCAACGGGGAATGACGTAGTACGGAGTCCTGCGGGGCATCTCCTCCAAAACAACCTTGTTCACCGGGTCGAGGAACAATCCCACATAGGGGAACTTCGCCTTAGGCCCACCGTATGGGCCGTCGTAATCCTCCGACCGCAGAACAATGTGGCGGATCTTGACATGGTCATACATCCGCTTGCCGTTGTTCTCCGTCACCATCTTCCGAACATTGGCGTGGACGGTCTTCGGGAAGAACTTCACGGCATCCTTAGCGGTGCAGTCCTCCCACTTGCGGGAGACGAAATCGATCTTTCCATGGGCATTTACGCACCACGCAACATCGCGGAGGTGCCAGTTGCGGTAAAGCAGGGTAGCGGTATTGAGATTCGCTTCGATCGACAGCACACCCTGACCAAAGGTCGCATAATCATGGTCGCACTGTTTCATCGACCGGGTGAACATCGCATCGCGGTCATACATCGCGTTGCGCTGCACTTCTGTGGCGAACTCAAGGAACGCCTTACCGGCAGAGTCTAGTTTGTCATCCCCGATGTTGACCTTCATGCTGAACCAATCATCCACCCTCAGCATGGAGGAGAATGAGTCAGCGAGGGAACGACGCACCAACAGAGGAAATGAGGTGGATAGGTCTCCAGCGAAATCCTTGCCGATATCGTTGGTAAAGAACGTATTTCTTTCCGGGAAGAAATTGGCAGCAGCCTCCGCCCAGAAGCTGACCAGAGGCGAACGAGCGGCATAGAGCTTGTCGGACAGACCCAGCAGCGCAGTGTGGCGATCAGACCAAGTCAGGTCAGTAGGCAATGGTTTTCACCTTCTTGGCCGTGCGCTTCTTCATCGTCGCGCGCTTCTTACTGCCGACATACTGAGTAACAGGGGCTGATTCAGCCAAGGCTATCGTCCATCGACAGGATGGTGTCCTGACGGGAACCCTTGCCGCGGAACTTCATCGCCATCTCCTTGGCCTTGGCCTGCTTGATCGCTTCCTCATCGGGCATGGGAGTGGGTTTCTCGACAGGGGGAAGCTGGACCTTGGGCGCTTTTGGCTTTGCGCCACCGCCGAAGATTTTGCCTACGGTTTTCGCCACCTATCGTCTCCTGGTTAGAGCTCGGCCCATGACGACCTTTGGCGCCTGGCCGAGTGTTGCGCGTGACAATTCCTTGCGACGAGCGGCGTCCCCTTCGCTGAGCGCCATAATGACAGCGTCACCGCGATCCGGCGAACGACCCAACCGTTCCCGGATGTCTTCCTTGCTCTCCACGAGGATCTTGCCTGACTTCAGCTCCCATGTCGGGGTGGTGAGGTCTGCTCTCAACTGGGGATCATCTGGAAGCTCAATCGCCGATCCACCCTGTTGCTGTGGATCAAGTGCCTCGCGGAACTTCCACCATGCCTCGGCGCGCTTGTTCGCGAACTGCAGGTTCGATTGCTTGGCCCGAGCCGTTGAAGCTCCTGCCCCGCTGAACCGCGTATGAATGACACCGTTGTCCTTGAACCGCTCAATCGACGCGCCGGCATATCCGCCGCCAACGTCAACAACAACGGGAGCGTTGTCCCTTCGGACCTCAAGAACCTTCGCCGCCATCGCAGCGCCGTCCAAGGTTTTGTCGCCCTGAACGGAAATGATCCTGTCGTACCACCCACCATGACGGAGGGCGATCGTCGCTTCGTCCTTCCCCCCACCGGCTGGGTCATACCCTATTGCGGTTTGGGTGTAGTCCTTCCAGCCGTCCGGTCTCCACCTAGCTTGAGCGGCGATTACCCATGCCGTGGGGATGACCTGGTTCTCGGCGTCCTTGCGGGCGGCCATGAAGTTGCCGTCCCTCACAGCCGATCGTAGCGGCTCCGGGAGGGCATCCAATTGCGCCTGGTAGTTCGTGTTCACCAGGAACGGATTGTCCGACAGCTTGGCCGGAATGAACGTCCTGGACTGTGGAAGCAGGGTCTTGCCGTCCAGCTGAACCGGACCCGGTCCCGGGACTTCCATGTCCTTGCCGTCAGGGTCGGTGACGAACCACCTCAACTCCCCGTGCTTGGCGGGATTGGGGTGTGTCAGATCCAACCACGGCCGGAACATCCCCACGACCCATTGCCCGTTTGCGTCCAGGGGAGGATTGCTCCCCAAGACAGCACGACAACGCTGGCCTTCGTCCGTCGAGCGTATCCAACCCAGATGAAACCGAACCTGCGCTTCGAGGAACTGAACGACCTCATCGAAGAACTTCAGGTCATACGGCTGACCCTGCCAGCTCTGCTCGTCACCTAGGTGTTGATTGGCGCCGAAGTGCAGGAGCCTGTTGTCTGCCGTTCTTAGCTTCGGGGGCGGTTGTCCGTTGAACCCTTCGCGAGAACCATGGATCTCCAACGCCCGCTCTACAAGAGCATTCAGGTCCACATACTTGCGCCGCAGTAGCAGTGAGCGCCTGTGCTGGGTGAAAGCGAGACCAAGGCCAAGGTCCGATTTACCACCCCCGCCCTGACCGCCATAGAACAGCAGGTCAGCGGGACAAAGATACGCCAGCGTCTGCGGCCCCACGTTCGGGAGCCACTTCGGCGCTTCCTGGAGATATGCCCTATCCAACTCCGCCCGTTCCGCCGCCGGCATTGTGCCGAGCTTTGCGAGAAGTTCATCAAGCAGCATCGGCTGGCTCTAGTGTCGCCTCAAACCCAGGGGTGCAGGCGACGATGTCATACTCACAGTTGGCGTTGACCATCGCCCGCAGGAACCCGCCCGAGGTCTCACGCACGATCCCTTGTGCTTCGAGAATCATGATCGCCAATTCCCTAGCCTGCATGACCAGGGTTGGGGTGGTCAGAAAGTGCATCCCGCAGCACTTCACGATCAGCTCATGCTGGGATTTCACATTCCCGTAGGCATGCGAACGTTGCTGTTGGTAATTGGCTTCGCAGCCGAACAGCGTTACTTGCGTGTGGCCTGACTTGAGCCCGGCAATGATAGCGGCCCCAGCACTAGAACAGCCGCCAAGCGTTCCGCTGTAGAGATACGTCGTTGATGCTGAACTGAAAGCAGCAGGATCGCAGCGCTCGGCAAGGATGGCCTTATCTGCGCCACGCGCCATCTCCGCCACTATCGGGTTCGGATCAATCGAGAAGAACACGGCGTCGATGCCATTTTCTCGGCACCAGCGCCACGCACCGTTAATCGCCAGCAGATTGCCGTCCCAACGTCGCAGGGTTTCGACATACCCCATGACGGACAAGCCGCCGCCAATGACAGCTATGGGTCCGCTGTGCTCCAGTTCATCGACGTTCTGCAGGCCCAGAGACCGCGCGTGCTCGATGTTCCGGTTCAGGTGTTCGTCGGAGTAAGGCGACACCGCACGGAAATCGACCTTGCTCATATGGTCGCGTCGAGTTGATCGATCTGGATGTGAATCCGGTCAATGTCAGCGTTGTGGACGACCTCATGCATGCGATCGACGCGCACTTCCCACAGCCACCCCGCCTCCAGGTGGACTTCCTGATTGTCATCCGGCCATCTCATGATGATGTCCGGATGGGTGATCAGGGGGACATGGAAACGCCGCAGGTTCAGCGCCGGGTCGATCCAATCGTCCACATGAGGCGGTATACCCATCCTCGCGGGGAGCTTTCGGAGAAACATCCGGCCATTGCGCCCCCCAAGGCCCAGCCTCATCAGCAGCATCATGAACTGCCGCTGAAGCGGAACCTTGGGGTCACTTACAATCGCGCACTCGTTGCCTGAATCCTTCCACGTTATCCGGTCCAGAATTGGCAGGACATGCCGAACATTCGGAACCGGCTTGATGCGCTTGTAGCATTCGTGGTCAAGCAGCAAGTGCGTCACTCTGGTTAGAGGTTAACGTCCGCCGCCGGGATGAGGACACCCTGGAGGTTGTCAACGGAGGTCGAGTAGTTGTTGAAGAGACGGAAGCCGCCGGCATCCCAACCCGGATCGTGGGCGCCGGTCACGTCGGCATGGCCCACATAGTTGTTGTGGATGATGCCAGTGTTGGTCGTGCCGTCATTCGAGATGAACAGCTCGCCTGAGGTCATCGCATTCACCAGGCGATTCCAGCCAATGTCCGCGTTGAGCAGAAGCTGGCCAGCCGTCACCTTGATCAACTGCGCCGCAGTAGCCGAAGACGTGACCATGTGATTATCCCACACGACCAGATCCGCCAAGTCGTCCACAATCGAAATCATGGCGCTGTCGTCGGTATCCGTGGTGTACCAGTCGCAGTTCGTGACCTTCAAGCCATCACCGGTACGGGTCGCGCCCGAAGCCGTGATGCAGACCAGAAAGTCCTCGTTGGTGGTGTTGTTGCGGAACTTGCAGTCGTTGATGTGCGCGCCAACTGCGGTCACATCAAAACAAGTGGCGACGTTCGAGTGACCCGAAGCGAACTCCAGGCCAGAGACATACGCATCCGCCGCAGAGATCAGATATGTGACGGTCGTGCCGGCATCCATCAGGAAGCGGGGGCGCTGGTTGTATGCGCTGTAGAGACCGATCACAGAAACGCCCGCAACGTCATGGGTGATGCCGCCCGCGCCAGTAACGGTCTCAGAGTGATTCGGCATGACCACAATCACATCGCCCTTGTTCGCCGTACACTTGGCGAAGGCTTCGTCCAAGGTGCCGAAAGCAGTAGCTGGGGAGCGACCGTCGGTACCGTCAACCGCGGAGTTGACGTAGAAGGTGGAGCCACCCAGAGAGGCGGGGAACGGCCCCATGGGCTTACCGTCAACGACCAACTGCCCGCTGCGATAGCCGACATGCTGGCCGTAAATCGAATGATACGACATTCAGGGATCTCCTGGTTTGCTGAAGTGCTTAAGTGCTGGGGGCAGGATTGCCCATGCGTGAGCCCGTCACGCGGCGGGGCCGGTTATCCCTGAGGGAGCGGCTAATCAGATGGACTTGTGGCAGCCGTAGTGAGCGCACCGTTCACAGTCATACCGCCGCCCGTGCCGGCGTTGGCCGCGAAGTTGTTGGCCGTCTCACCGTCGTCCAGGTGCAGGTAGAGGGTCGGCGCCGTCCCGGTCGGCGTAGAACCATCAGCCCCAAGATTGACCGGCTTGCCGCCACTGCTGCGGAACTTCTGCAGATTGGCCGCCTGCGTCACGTCAAGATACTGGTTGAGTGCCAGATACAGCTCGGCCATGTCCCCGTTGAACAACTCGCCGGCAGATGTGGTGGCACCAACAGACCAATTGGCTTGCGTGAAATCTATGTTGAACGCACCGTCTGCGTCAGTGACGGTTGGCGTCTTGGCTGTTCCGTCGATTGCCAGCTTGACCAGCTTGTTGCCCGCAGCGAAATTCGTGTCGATTGACAGCGCAATGTGGTGCCAGTTGCCGTCGCCAAGCGTGACCGTATTATCCGTCACGTCCAAGAAGCGATCGGCGGCTTCGTTGAAAACGGCACAGTAGAACCCCGAGGTGTTGATTCCGATGAAAACCCATCCATCGGTGTTGGCGACAATGGTGAAACTGCCTGGTGCAGCGGCAAGTCGAACCCAGGTGGACAGGATGAATTGACTGCCATCCGCATTGCTCGTGAAGTCCGAGCCTCGGGTCAAATAGTCGTTCGTCCCGTCGAACGTGACGGCGTCAACCGTGATCTCACCCGCTCCGCCACCACCCGGTGGCGTCTGCGGCCCACAATGCTGGAGCAGGAGCGTCATCTTCGCTTTCAGCTCCGCAAGGTCAGACTTGATCGACGCCAGATCGGCGCAAGGATCACAACAAGACATTCAATATTCCCATTTATCACGGCGCGGTGTAGCCCGACGCGGAGACGTAAACATTAGAGCCCGTAGTGACGCAGGCTGCGTTGATGGCAGTGTTGGCCGTGCCTCTGAGGGGCGTCGGAAAGGTTACGGTAAATCCACCGCCATCATGTCTGGCATAGCCACGATGGATGACCGTAGTGCCGTCTTTGATTTCGACAACGGTTCCGACCGTGGCGTGCGAATTGGTGACCGTGATGCTGGTCACATAGTTCCGAACGCCAGCACCGGCAGCAGCCTTGACCGCCGTGTCCGACGTTCCGGTGATCGCTGCCGTCACGCCCTGCCAGAGCAGCTCCGGAACCGCGAAGGGCAAGACGACCTGCTTACCCTGCAGGTCGGTGATAAAATTGGCTGTGTCACCATTCGCAACGGCCGTGATGTCCGCGTTTCGCGCGTGGCCGCCAATGCGGACGGGGTTGCCGGCGATAACCGCGTCATGCGCTGCATCGCCCACCACTTCGATGGTGTTGGTTGAGGCCGGTAGCGATCCGACGGTCACGGCGATGCGGTTAGAGGCATCGACGTTCAGGCCGCGCTCATTCCCTGCCGCGTCCCGGATCTGCACATAGACTTCGCGACGGGACGACATCCGGGCCGCGCCGGCATCCCCCTCGTCAACAGCGTCGGGGGTCGTATCGTCAAAC